CGATCTGGTGAACGAGGTGTCTTTAGTCGAGTGGCAAGTCAAAAGCAAGCTGCAAAGAACGAGCGACGAGATGCTACCTATGATTTTGGAACTAATCCATGTAGTGAGATCATCCTCCGACCCTACCAATTCTGTAACCTATCGGAAGTTGTTGTCAGGTCAACCGATACGCTCAAAGACCTCAAACGAAAGGTACGAATTGCGACTATCCTTGGAACTCTCCAAGCTACCCTAACGGACTTTCGTTATCTGCGTAAGGTGTGGAAGGACAATACTAAGGAAGAAGCTCTGCTAGGCGTGTCCCTGACAGGTATCATGGATCACCCTGTTATGTCTGGGAGGACAGGAGATGAGTATAAGACGCTCAAAAAATGGTTGGATGATTTACGACAAGAAGCTATCGACTGTAATCAGAGATTTGCTGGCAGGCTGGGGATTAATGTGTCTACTGCTATCACTGCTGTCAAGCCTTCCGGAACAGTTAGCCAACTTGTTGATTCGGCCTCTGGTATACATCCTCGCTACTCTGCTCAATATATTCGCAGGGTGAGGGCAGACTCTCGTGATCCCTTATGCACCGTCTTAGAGGCTGCTAACGTGCCTGTAGAGGACGATGTTATGTCACCCAGTACACGGGTATTTAGCTTCCCTATCGCGTCTCCTGAAGGCGCTGTGACGGCCTCAGAGATGACTGCAATGGAACAGCTACACCTATGGGAAGTGTATCAAGATCACTGGTGCGAACACAAACCAAGCATGACTTGTTACTACCGTGACCATGAGTTCTTAGAGGTAGGGCAGTGGCTGTACAATAAGTTTGACAAGGTCAGTGGCATTAGCTTTCTGCCTTATTCAGACCACACGTATCAGCAAGCACCGTATGAACCTATCGACAAGGAAACATATCAGCAGCTCAAAGAAAAATTCCCCACCGAAATCAACTGGGATCTCGATGAGGAATCTGATATGACTGAAGGTAGTCAGACGTTAGCTTGTGTTGGAAACAACTGCGAACTTTAAGGAGTCAGCTTTATTTCTTCTAAATCAGGAGCATCAAGATCAGGAACTAAATAGTTATTAGCTTCTTGTTCTGCCTTGATTAATGCTTGAAGTTCATCACCGCCCGGTATACTACGCAGTGTATTATACTGGGCTTCTTTTCCTGTTAACAAACGCGAAATGTCTTTGCCAACATTACCTATTAAACCAGTAGGTATAATTAAAGATTCAAGAATATACCCAACAGGGTCTTGTGAAAATTTTTGATTGGCGTAAGGAGTTCCTAACCTGCCCAGAGTAAGAACTTGAACAGGTTGCATTGCAGTTTCAAACAAAGTACGTTCTAAGCTGGGCGCTCTTTCTTCATCACCTAATAAAACTTTAGGTAGATCCCTTGCTTGATTAACAAGAGAATAACCTAACCCTGCATAAAGCATATACCTAGCAGCAAAAGCTCCAGCCTTACCGTACTCACCTGCTTTAACAGCGTCTACTACTCCTACCTTTAACAGATCAGCCTGTTTAATAGCAAAGCCTGTCAGTGCCCAAAAGATTCTGGCGTTAGGATTTTGCAAATAGTTTAAAGGTCTGCCTGCTGCAGAGATTAATTGTTGCTCACCTAGACGGCTAAACATAATTCTTTCTGCGATGTTCTGAACACTAGCAGGCATATCAGAAAGTTTAGTTCCCTTTATTAAATGAGATCTAATAAGACTAAGCTCGCTTTCTGTAGCATAATGCTTAAAGTTTTCTTCCAGCGTTCCGCCTTTAGCAGCTTGACGCATATCATTTAAAGCCGCACGCAATGCAACTCCTTTACCAACCCTGTCGCCTAATCTAAAACCAGAAAGTTTAAAAGAAGCTTGTTGATATTTTGTTGCTGCATCGTCCCAAAAACCTGCTTTAGCTCCTAACGCCTGATCAAAACCTGCTTGAAATTCACCAATGTTTTTAGCTGTTCCTGTTATACCCATTTCTTGCACAGTCTTTCCTTCAGACTTTAACATAGCCTCTAAAGTAGGACGTACTCCGTTTTTCAAAGCACTAATAAAAGTATCGTGCATCTGCAAAAAGGCGCTATCAAACTGACCCAGCGTTCCACCGTATGCTTGCTTCAACATGGTAGTAAAAAATTGATTAGGCGCTGTTTTAGATCCTATGTAAGTAGCTTTAACATACTCACTTACATTTCTTGCAAGGTTTTGATTGCCCGTTTGACGAACAATAGTTTGCTGTAACTCTTTAAAAAAAGAATTAGTAGTGTCTTTAAGACCTACTGCGGGACGCATTCTAAAAGATTCAGCAAGAGCTAATAAACTTTGTTCATCTTGTATGCGATGAATTTGTTGCAGTATCGGATTGTTATACTCAGCAATTTCTTCAGGTGACATATCTTGCGCTGCTTTACGTGTACGTTGTTGAGCGCCTTCGACTTCTCTAACAGGTGTAGTAGAAGCCGCAGTAAAAATTTCGTCCGTATCGTCTACTGTTTGCCCTGTTCCAGATGCCCAGAATGCTTCATCTTTTTGCACTTCTTTGGTGTAAATTCTTCCAGTGCTTGCTTGATGTTTTCTACTATCTGCTACAAGCTCTGAAAATAATTTATTAGCCTTTGTGCTTAATTGATCAGAGGCTTGTTTCATTAGCAGCCCTAGACCAGCGTCTCCATTTAAACGCAAATCTAAAAACTGTGCTTTAATATTTACTTTATCAGCCCACGCACTAAGCTCTGCAAGTGCATCTTTGCTTTCATCGTTTAAATATTTACCAATAAACAGTTCTTGTTTTCTAGTAGCCGTTTCAAAAGAACTTTCAAACAAAGTACCAATTCGTCTTCCAGCTATTCTAGACACTAAAGCAGATACTGGTCTTCCTGTTTTACGAAACCAGCCGCCTAACTTATTGCCGGTAACATTAAATAATTCTGCATTAACTAAATTATCAAACTCAATAAGTTCTTCAAAAGGTCTAGACTGCCTATACTTTTGTCCTTTGACAACAGTACGAATCATTTCTTCTGTTGCACCTGCATCGCGCAACTGCTGTTTAATAAACTCCCTACGCGCTGCACTGGTTCCTTCAAGCACAGGTGCTGGTGGCACAATAGGTTCGTCTAACTGAGCAGGCGTAAAGCTATCAATCTGCTGTTCAACATCGTCAATCTTGTTTCGTAGCGTAGCAATAGCTTCAGGAGATTTAGCTTTTTCTAACTGAGCAGTTAACTTGTTATAATTATCCCATAGCTTGTTATAAGCCTGTTCAGATTTACCTTCTAACTTAGCAGCGCGCTCAGTAAACTTAACCATTTCTGCTTCATACTTAGGAAGAGCAGTGTTAACGTACTCTTCATAGTCATAAAACTGTGATCTGTTTTGCTCAACATCGTAGCGTAGTGCAGCATCATCAGCAAATCTAGCAGCACCAGCCTCAGTAGTAACATCCATCAAACTTTCTTCTGCAGTGCCTAAAGATCTCTTAGCTGCTTGCGTAACTGCGTTTACCGCTTGAGCTTCAGACATACCAAAGCCAATAAGATCTTGAAGAACTGAAGCTAACTTAGCAGGGTCTCTAGCTATAGGAATAAAAGCACCGCCTAAAGACAGTGTTGTCCCTATATCTTTTAACACGCCAGATACTTCAGCTTCTTCTACTGCAGAAGCACTTAAGTCTGCACCGGGTATCCTAGAGATTAACTCTCTAGCTGTTGGCAATGTTTCGTCAGTAAACACTTCATACAGTTTGGTAGCAGGAGACGCAATAAACGTAGCAGTATCAGCAAGACCGCCAATAAACCCAGAAGAAATATCTTGTACACCTTCATACAAGTTCTCAAGAGGCGTATCGCTAGCGCCTTCTATTCTGCGCTGTGCTGCCTGTTGTTCTTGTTGAGCTACAGCAAGTTGTTGCTCAAGATACTGCCTATTAGATTCATCTAAACTTTGAGCTTCTTCTGCAGAAACAAACGGAACATCTGGATCTGTCGGTACAGGCTGCATATTAAACAGATTAGATAGAGTTGTTTGGATAACAGCCCTATCTGTTCCGTCTGGAAACTGTGCAACTCTACCGTCTGGTAAGTTTACTTTAATCATTCTACTAACTGTCCTTGATCGGTAAAAGTTAAAGTAGTATCTTGTTCAGATGTTGTAGTTTGTAAAGATTCTAGTTGAGCCAGTAAACTTTGACGTTGATTGAGTAAAGAATCTTCTCTTGCTTGTATCGCTAATCTTCTAGCTTCATCAGAAATTTCTGCATTTGTTGGAGGAATGCTGTACCAAGATCTTCCAACATCTAAATTATTTCTAGCTTCTGTTGCATAAGCTTGTAAGACTGGGGTTGTTATATTTGGAACTGTCTTTAACTGCTGGTCAATATCACGTAGTTCGTTTCTAATTCTATTAGTCTCAGTAGCAATGGCGCTTTCTTGATTTACCGCATTTTGTGTAATAGCATTACTAATAGCTCTAATTTCTGTTATAACAGCATTTCTATCGCCGGGATTCCATGTTCCACCAGCTTCTAAATTAGGAATTCTATCCTGTGCACTTTTTAGCCTTTCTTCCAGATCGGTTTTAAGTGCTCCGTCTGGCATAGCTTCAATACGGTTTTCTAGATTATTAAAATTTACATCAGCTTTAGAGTCTACTTCTAACCGAGCCAGTTGAGCGTCTGTAATTTTTTGTTGATCTAACTGTCTATCAATAGATTGAAACAAAGCAGCATGAGGAGCAGCAGCGGCGCTCTCCCTAAAAGCTTTTCTATCTTCTTCTGACAGTCGAGGATCTAAATAAATACTTTTTAGCTGGTCTTCTCGTTTCTGTAAAGCTGCAGCTTCTTCCTCTCTTTGTAGACGCGCTCGTGACAGCCTTGCATTTTCTCTGGCTGCTGCGTTGTCTTCATATTTCTGAGCAGAACCTACATACTGTCTAACATCTACACCATATTGAGCACCTAAATCAGCAATCTCTGATTCAAGAGCTTGACGATCTTCAAATGTTAATTCAGGGTTTTGCATCTCACGATACTTTTGATTTATTAAACCAGTACCTTGTACCGTGCCAGCAGCCGCTGCTATTTGATTTGCTTGTTGACCAAGCGCAGCAGCCTTTACAGGATCTTTTTCGTTCTCTGCCAGAACTCTATAATACTCTGCACTACCCGGCTGCATACCTGCTAACATACCTTGAAGTCTGCGTCTTGCAGGCATCTCTCCAACACCCTTAGCAGCCTCATACAAGCCCTGCATATAGCTAGGCTGAGTCAAAGCCTGAATCATACCTTGTCCAAAACGTGCCATGTTATGCTCCTACTAAGCCAGCCAATAGACCAGTACCTGCCGCACCAAACAAGTTAGCTTGTCCTAGTGCAGATCCCAACAACGCATCAATACCTGACGCAGTAGCTTCACCAAACAAACCAGCACCGTATAGCTGTGCTTGTTGCTGTGCAGCCGCTGAAGTCAAACCGGGCTGGAACGCGCTTAACAACTGAGCCTGCGGTACATAAGAACCTGCAAGATACTGTTGTCCTAGTGCAGCTTGTTGTGCCTGCTCTGCCTGTGCCTGACCCATAGCCTGTAGCATTGCGCCGTACTTCGCTTCTTCTTGTGCTTTGCTCAGTGCGAACTGCTCAGGAGTTCCACCAAACAAGTTTGTTCTGACACCAAGACGACCTTGGTTTGCTAGACGCTCTTCAAGAGCTAACTGTTGTCGTTGCTCTTCAGGAGCCATAGCTGCTCTCATACGCTCATAGACAGCCATCTCACGCTGTGCAGGGTCTTGCATAGCCTGCGCAAAAAAGCCACCTGCACCGCCCTGAAGCTGTTGCTGTAGCGCTTGCTCTTGAGGTGACAGCCCCATAGTTGTTGTAAGCTGACCAGTAGTAGGATCAATAACAGCCTGATACTGACCACCTGTAGCAGTCGTAAACGTATACGGTGTAAACGCAGCCTGTCCTATCTGTGTCTGTGCTAGCTCTTGACCAAGACCTAAGCCTTGTTGTCCAATATCTCCTAACTGGCTGTAAGCGGTTCCTAATAAACCAAGAGCGCCTGCACCCTGAAGGATTTGTTGATTAGTAGTGTCTCCAAAGAATTCAGTAACTGAATCCCACAAACTTGACTCTTTAGGAGCACCTGTAGCCATATTAAATGACGGAGGAGCTGATTGAGTCGCAGCTGAAGACAGCGGCATAATTAATTGCTGTATGTTAGGATTTATCATAGTATCTTTCCTAGTAGTGCTAAAACATTAATTTCCTGTACAGAAAACTCAGTCCCATTGATATCAGCTTCAAGGCCAATAGTGACAACATTACCGAAACCAGTAGTGTTACTGTTAATCCTGCTAGTAAGTATTCCAGAACTGTATTCATCGACGTTATACTCAGCCACCCCAAAGTAAGCAGGGCTTTGGCTTCCTGATATTGTTATCTCTTGTGTCTTGTAAGAGCCTGAGAAATCATAAGCCCACTTCAAAAACATCTGCGCGTTGTTGCCACCAATAACAGTAGGCTTAATCTTCTTCAGCATCTTAGTACGTGCTGTATCACCAAAGGTTAAACTAGGGCTGTAATACTTGAAACGATAGGTGGCTCCGTTGTCTTGATAGCCAGTGTACGTGCTGATACCGCTTGTTGTTCCGATGTACAACGTACCGTCTTCTGCGCGTTCGTAAGACTTAAATGTAGACGCTGGCCATCGAGTAACACGATAAGAACCGTTTTCTACCGTGCCTCTAACATCAAAGCAGTACGTTGTTGTTTGCCCTGTAAACGTCAACAAGTAAAAGTTATTCTCTGGGCTATAGACTGAACGAAACGAAACAGTCTCTGTGTCAATTAAGTTAATAATGTCTTTGCTAATACTAGCACTCAGGTTCTGAATAGGCATTGACTTTTGTTGTAATGTACGAGAAAACGCACGTAGACCTGAGTGTGACAGGAACAACACATCAGTACCTGTGTACTGAACAGTGTCTCTGTCAACACAGCCTACGCCCGATACAGTATCTACTAACGCCATCGTA